CCGGAAATGATCGATCCTTTTGCGCCAGCCCGCGAACTCCGCCGGACTAACCACGCCCGTTTGCTCGACATCGGCAATCCGCACGTCCGCGAAGGCATTGAGGAGCGCTTCGCGTTGTCGCGGATCGGCCGATAGGGCCGCATAGGCATCAATCGTCTTGGCACCAATGACACCATCTTCCGACACAGAGTCCGGTGCGACCGCGTTGATTGAGCGTTGCAGCATAAACCCGCGCGTATCTGGTTTTGGACTAGAAAGCATCATATCCGCCAAGGCGGTGGCCGCCTGTTTATCTGGAATACGCGCCAGTGCGTCCAACCCACCTGAATATCCAAGGGTGCTGCTATCACCTTTACTCGTGAAAGCTTCAACAAAGGCTCGCACTCGGTCTTCAGGCGAGATTGTTTTCGGCGTTAGTGCGGAGTCAAGTTTAAGCTTTTTGCGGACGTTCTTCAAAGTACCGGCGGTCAGCCCCGCATGCGTTGTGCTGCCGGGATGGGAGCGGGCACCGCCTTCGGCGACGAAGAATTCCTGCAAGACACGCCGGGCGTTGGGGCCCAGATCGGTTTGATCCAAGACCTTGGTCCAGCGGGCAAGTTCGCCCGCGTCGACGACCTGATCGCGGTAGGCGGGGACGGACATGCCGGCTATCTGCTCGCCCGCCTGTTCCGCCGCCGGCGTCGACCAGGCCCCGAAGGCCGGATCTGCGTGTGACGGCGGATCACCCGGGCCAAAAGACGCCCCATTAGGTGCGACATTGGACGCATTGCGGGGCAGGCCCGCGCGTTCTTGGTCCAAGGCGTCGCGCCGCTGCGCGTTGAAGCTTTGGCGGTTTCTTTGGGCCAAGGCCCGAAGGCGCTGTTCGTGCGTGGCATCCCCATCGGCCTGCCGGCCACCCAGTTTCGGGGGCGCCTTGGTGTTTGGGGCGGTGGCGGGGGAGGAAGCGGATTTGAGGGCCGTCTCCGTCTCCCCACCTGGGCGCATCAGGCCGTCGACCTTCAGACCATTCCGTTGCTGAAAGCGTTCGATCCCGCTGAACAGCGCCCGGTCGGGCGTGCCGTCGATACCGCCGTGGCTGGCGGCATCATAATCACCGGTCTGCCGCAACACATCTTTGGTGCGCAGGACATCCTGCGGTTCGATGTTGTAGGATCGACCAAGGGTGGATCCGATCCCGGCGAAGGGTGCGGTTGATAGAGGGGGCATCTGTATCTCCTGTGATTTCTGTTATGGGCCTTTGCGGCTCAGCACCTGCGAGAGCGCCTGAAAGCCGTTGGCGAGTTGGAAGGGCGGGGCGGCCTGTTTTTCCTGGCTGCGCTTATAGACGTAGATGCCCAGCACGCTGAGCCCCACCGTCCAAATCGTCCCCAGCGACCCGAGCGAGGCCACGACGGCCCCGGCCGCCGCCGGGTCGGTGACGATCACATAGGCGACCGCCCCCATCTGTGCGGCCCAGGTGACCGCCACCACATAGCCGAAGGTCGGTCGCATGCGCCGGACATAGGCGTCGTCACTTGCCACCTCGGCACGGATGGTACGATTGACCTCGGTGAGCCAGGCTTGGTCGGTCTCGGCATCCAGGGCCGATAGTGCCTCGATATGGCGGTTGGCCTCCGACAGGTCATCGCCGGATAGGCGACCGGTCGCGATCTCCGCCTCCACGCCTTTCAGCGCGTCGCCGGCGGCCTTGGCAACGCTGTTGGAAGACCCCGACAGCGCCGAGCCCACCGCTTTTACCAAAAGCGGCAGACCGATCTGGGCCAAAAGGGCGGGGATCATATCCCTGCCCCCGCAGCCTTCGTGCTCGGCAAGGCCTTCCAGGCCTGCCAAGTGCTGCGCGGAATTTGTACCGGGCGCCGACTTCGCGTGATCGGCACGAAGCATCGATTCCGAAAAGTCAGCACCACCACCCCTAAGCCGCCGGCGATGCCGTAGACATCGATCCGGTCGACCGTGAATTCGCTGCGTGGTGGCGCGCGGTTATAGGCGGCGACCAGCTCTTCGGCCTCATCGCCGGCTAAGGTTTCCTCTAACCGGGCCGCGGGGCTAAAAAAGCGCACGGCGGCCCAGCCATCGTCCGGCCCGGCGCAGGGGGATGCCCCCCCATCACCTGAGCCCACCGCAGCGCTAAGGGGCGCGGCCAGAAGCCAGACCGCGCCCACAAAAAAGGCCGCCGCAGCGACCATCCGTCTCTTTCGCATTGGTGCCTCCCCTATCCGATATTGCGGTAGAAGACATGCTGGCCGATCTTGCGCGTCGGGCTTCGGCCCTTCGCCCACCAGGGCAAGATGTTTTCGTGATGATAGTGGGTGGCGCCATGGGTCGGGTCGCCCAGCGCGCCGCGCACGGCCCGCCTGGCGATGCGCTGGCAGCTTTGGAAGATCGAATCGTCTTTTCCGACCGCCAGCAGCTTATCGCGGTTGGGATCGTTTTCGTTCCAGCAGGAAAACTGCCAGGGCGCGCGACAAACCTCGATCACGGTGGAGCCCCACCAGTGGCCGCCGCGGGCTTCGGCCTTGGCGACACGGTTCATGATGCAGGCGGCCACGGCCTCCCGCCCGCGCACGGGTTCACCGCGCGCCTCGCCCCAAATGGTGCGGGCCAAAATATCAATGGCGGGGCCGTCATCCGCCGCCGGACAGGCGGAGGCGCGCATCGGGGCCGATTGTTCATTCGTATCATGCATTGTGGTCATTCCTTTTCTAAGAAGTGGGTTGAATCCAGTTTCGCTTCGATGCGCAGCAGATGCTCTGTCAGCCGCCGCTCCACATCCTTCAGGTAAGCGATTGAGGCGTAGGTCTTCGCCACCTCCAGCTTGTAGGCCGACAAGGCTTCGCGGGCTTGGCTAAGCGCCTTCTCGGTCACTTGCTGGAGGTGGCGCAGGTCCTCGTCCTGTTCTCGCCGGTTCCGCCAAACCAGCCAAAGAAGGCCGGTCAGGGCGGGTATTTCCACGACCGTGATCCACCAGATCAGGTCGACGGTTGGCAGGTCGTTCATCACAAGTTTGTTCCTCATTTAACGGGGGTGGTTGGAAAGCCTGCGCGGGCGCGCGCTCACACCTCAAAATCAGTATCCGCGCTTATGCCAGCGGCCCCGCGCCACTGCGGGCGCACGGCATCGGGCGCGGGCGTGCGCGGCAGGCGCACCGGCTCGTCGATCAAGCATCCGGCCAGCGCGTCGAGGCCGTCATCATGGGTTTTTCCCAGGCCATCCGGCCGCCATTCGCGCATTTCCTGCGCCAGGGGCGTCTGCCAAACACGGCGGTGGCAGCGGATTTGACCGGCAGCCAAAGGGGCGTCCAGGGCTTCCAGGATGCGCTTTTCCTTGCGCACGGATGAATGCTTCTCAATCACCGCGATCGATAGGCCTAAGCCGCGAATTTCTGAGCGCAAAAGGCCGGGCAAAAACCGCCCGATGCCATTGGTCTCAACCGTCACGGCGGGCAACAAGTTACGCTCGGCAAAGCGGGCGACGGCGCGGCACTGCTGGCGCGCCTCATCCGTTTCAGCATTGGCTTCAACCGATATGTAGGCAGCGTCGTGCAGCCAGTAGCCGCCCTGCTCATCGGTGAAAACGCACAGGATAACGGACCGGTCACCCGCATCCGTGGCCCCGTAGGCCGGATCCCACCTGCAAGAGGCGGAGATCAGGCGGTGATCCTCCAGGCTCAACTCCGCCTGACGGTTACGTTCGCTATAGACCAGATCGGCCTCATAGGGACGCAGGCGATCCGGGTCCAAGCGGCAGCCCGCGATATTAACCGGGCGCAGCATCATTTGGCTGTCGAACTTGGCCGGACCGTGGCGACGGCGCAGGGCGTCGATCTGCTCGCGATCATATTTCTCCGGCCAGCGCGACTGCCCCTCCCGCGTTAGGATCGGCAGGTTAAGGCGCTTGAACCCATCCAGGAACGGCGCCTCCTCTCCCGTCTCGGAACGCACAGCATCTGCATAAATTGTGTAATAGCTGTGCGGTGTGCCGACATAGAGCTGCACGCCACCGGCGGTCAGGACATAGTCGGTCTCGCTCAACCGTTGGCGCAGATCATGGCGCTTTGGCGCGGTATCGCAGGTATTGGGCACCTCCACATCATCGCAAATCAGAACATCAGCCCGGCAACCGGTCAGATTGGCACCGATGCCACGCGCCAGCATCGAGGGGTCACGCTGTTCCAACGGGCGGCGGATCGTGAATTGGTCAGACGCCCATTGGTCGGCCCGGTCCGGCTTCAGGCCAGCCGTCAGCGGGTGACGCTCAATCACCCGCTTGACGTTGCGCACCATCTTGGTGGCCAAATCCTGCTCCGCCGCCAAAACCAGAATTCGCTGATCGGGATGGCGGAACAACAGCCAGGCGCAAAAGACCCCGACGATCGTCGACTTGCCGCTGGCCCGGAAGGCCTGCAGGACAAGCTGGCGATCGCCGGCCCGCCACCGGGCATTCAGCCACCGTGCGATGCGGCGGTGAAGCGCCGGGGTCTCCATCCCCTGCGCCCGATTCCAAATCCACAGGAATTCTGGAAGCTGCAGGCAGTCATGCCTCCCCCTCCGGGTCGGCATCGCTGGATAGGGCGGCCTTGGCTTCTGCCACCATGCGCTCGGCGGCTGCTGCTTCATGCGACTGGCCGGTGGGGGATTCGCGGATGATCCCTTCGGCCAACACAATCAGCTGTTCGATATGCGCAAGGGCTGCCTTGGCACCGGTTTGGGTGGCGGCAAAGCTTTTCGGATCTTCACCACCGGCCTGCTGGGCGATGCGCTGATAGGCCTGAATGGCGGCATCCAGCATGTCGGGCAGACGCTCGGCCAAGCGTTCACGCAACATGTCGGCACGCGACTTCGGCCCCGGTACGGGCTTGCGCTTAACCGGGTGACGGGCGTGCACCTTCCGCCGGGCGGGAACTTTACGGGCGCTCATCGTCCCATCCCCCAATTCGGGGGGAGGGAAACAATGACGGAGGGCAGACCGTCGGTCATGCTCGGCTACTCCTTAAATGATCCGGGGAATGATCCGGGGTACAAAAAAACCCGCCGAAAGGCGGGAACTCAGTCGTCAAATTTTCGACTAGGCCTTAGGGCCACTCGGCGGCCTGGCGCACATCGAGACTATCACCGGCATGCAGCCGGTCCTTGATCGTCTTCGCCGCGAATATGAGCGCTCGCTCATGGGCCATGTAGGCCTGGGCAAAGGCGATGACCGTGGGCGCATCCATCGCGACCAAACTGTTGTCGGTCGCAATCCAGACGAAATCGGACGCCGCATCAGCCCAGCGCAAGTCGCCGGCCTGGGCCGCATTCAACGTGATCGCAACATGCGCCGCAGACGCCGCACCAGCGACGCGCTTGACGCTATCCGGGTCAGTCTGGAAACGCTGCCCCTGAAATGAAAAACCGCCGGCGATGCGGCGGTCTCGTTCTTGGTTAACGGCTTTGGTTTGGGTCAGTGCCTGGGCCTCAGGGCTTGTGGCGCTGGGCGGGCGGTCAGGGCGACGGACCGGGTATAGATCGAACGGCGACATGCCGGGGCTTAAGATTTTCATGAACTCTCTCCTTATCTCCATTGCAGCGTCCACGCGTGGACGCGGAAGCGTTTGCTGGTTGGCGTGGTCAAGCGCAGGCGGATCTGATCGCCTGTGGGCTGGGCGGAAAGGTCAACCTCCTCCAGGCTATAGACCGTCGATGTGGCATCGTTGGCACTCGTTAAATCCAGGGATCCCATCGTCCAAGTGACACCGTCATCGCGACTAATTTCCGCACTGAGATCGCTAAGCGGATTGATCGAATCAATTGGCTCAAGCACTACAATGGCGCGCGCGGCGGTCGGGTCTGCAGCGGCCGTCTGAGGCGCAGAGATCATGCTGAAAGCGCCAACCTGATCCCCAGCCGAGACCTCAAGCGCCGCCAATCGGCACGTGTTGGTTAGGCTGCCGTCATGTTGATGGGTCCAACTCAAGCCAGAGTCCGTGCCGACCCATGTACCCGTCTCAATCAGTTGAGTATCCACCAGGGGTATCGACACTGAACCCGCGAAAATCCCATTGATCGTGATATCAACGTCGCACGTGCCGACTAAGAACCCAGCCGGCTTTCGAATATCAAGCTCGACATCGTACCAAGCATTATCGGCGGGGATTGCACCGAGCAACGTCGCACCGCCTCCGGTCGTCTGAACCACAAGATTGCCGTCGTCGTTATGGATTGCAATGTACTGGCGGTTCGTTGGCGCCGACGGATCATTGACCCAGAGTAGAACAAATCGATTGCCGTAATACGAGTATCCACCCATGGCGCTAGACATGTTGATCTTCGCGCGGAAGATCACGCGATCTGAGTCACGCAGCATATCGTTCTGGACACTGGTAAAAGGCTTATGGGCGAGCCAAGGGGATGGTCCGTTCGTCGTGCCAACCCAGACCGGCAAACCATTGTAGGTGCTTTGCGTGATCGCCGGGCTCATTCGATCAATCCAACCAGCCGCCGTGTGGCTCATTGTCGGATCGAAACTGTTATAGACGTCAAGTGCCGGTGTTGTTGCTGGTGCGATCGTGTGTAGTACCGCGTCATGGTCGAAGTCTACGGAACCAGGCAAGCTGCCATTCGCTTCATAAAACGCAACCTCGACAATGTGAATATCCGCTCCTGCATCGGTTTCTTCGACCATAAAGCGATGATACCTATAGGCAGTCGTCAAATCTGGGATCGACACATCCACAGAGGCCGCGCCTGAATTGGCGAAGGTGGCATCCGACCATAGGGTCACCTCCTCACCAGCCCAAGCACCGGTGGTTGAGCCCTGAACTTTCAACGAACAGAGTCCCGCCAGTTCCATGAAGCCGCGGGTCTCGTGCGACCAAGCCTTAACCCGCGAAACGCGTCTGGCAGAGCCGGCTCCCCAATCCTTACCGACCCAACCGAAAGTCGGACCGCCAGAGCGTTGGTAGCCGAAGTTGTAACGTTCTCCATCGAAAGCGTGAAGGGCACCATGCGTGTTCAGCGCCGTGTATTCGCTGCCATCGCCCCCCGAAATCACCGCTCCTTCATCTTGCGGGATCGGGCGGTCAAGGTAGCTTAACCCCGATAAATCCTTAAGCGGGTCTGCCACACCGGATACCATGGAATAGATAGACCAGCCCCGATCGACTAAATCACGCAGCGTATTCAAGGCCAGATCAGCCTCAATAAGTGCCATGCGTTCGGTGACGCCATCGATATCGCTTTGCAAAGCCAGCGCGGCGCCTTCTACGCCGTCGATCCGGTCCGCGTCGAGACCGGATCCTGCCCCCTGGTTACCGGGATGCCAAACACCAGACCCGTTGATTACAACGTCCGGCGCTTGCAGCGCACCCGTCATCGCCACGCTTCCGTCACGCGTTAGATATTCCGTCGATGTGGTGTAAGAAACGATCCAGGTTCCCGACCCGCTGGCATAGACTTTCCAGCGCGCAAGACCGGTGTCGAAGAAAATATCGCCATCCTGTAGATCCGATCCATCGGTGCGGGTCGTCGGATCTGACGCGGCCGCCCCTAAATAGGTATCCGAGAAGTTTCGGATGTCTTGCAGATTAGCGGCCACAACGCCGATGGAATTGACATCCGCGTCGGCCCGTGGCTTCCCGTCCATATCGAAGCTTAAAAACTTATTGGCGCGGACATCGGCTGCCGGCAGGGTCAGATCGACATCCGAATCTGACGGCGCTTGGTTCAGGCTATCGCCAATCAAGCACTCCGCCTGCTGCAACAACATGGCAATGCGATCCAGCTCACGATTAAGCGCGCTTGCCCGGAAGCTTCCATCATCCAGGAAGTCGGTCGTGCGCTCAAAAGGCATGTCCCGCCAAACCGTGATCCGCGTTCCCACCGCAGGCGCCTCTTCGAAGGTAACGCGCGCGCCGGTCGTTTGGTTTAGGTTATCAACCGCAAACGAGGCCGCATTCACCGGGCCATCATCTAAGGCAACCTTGACATCCACCCCGGCCAAAACAGGGAAGGAAAGGTCGAAGACACGCGTGTCCGCCACAGTTTGTTCGAACCTGTCGCGCGGGCGAATGTCGTTTATTTTAAGCTCAGTCATTGGGTTTCGTATCCTTTTCAAAGTAAGGGCGGACAACACCCACCACCTGCTGGCCGAAGCCAGCCAGGCCCTGAATCATGGGTCCATTGTCGTCAGCCAGAAGGTTGACGCCTTGGTCCGCGATTGCCTTTCCGGCGCGGAGGTCTCCCACTTGCTGTCCAGCTTTTTGATTGATGCCAGCGAAAATGGCGTCGGCTGAACCGCCGGTGCCTCCAATGCCAGCAGCCCCCATTCGGGCCCGTTGGGACGAGAGAGTTTGCTTGCGCTCGCGTTCGATTTTGCGTTCTTGGATACGCTGTTGCAGGGCTTGTTGCTGCTGATCCATCGCAAATTTCTGCGCCTGCGCTTTGCGCTGCACACTTTGGCTTTTAATTGAGGCCGCCGTACTTGCAGCGCTGAGTGCAAGCATGGCAATGTCAGGTCCAGTCATAGTCATCTCCTGGTAAGTGTTTTTTTTAGGGTTCATCCGTTGATCGAGACTTCGGTCATGACGGATAGAATGGTGCAGCCTACGGGGGTCGACTGCTCGACACGCCACAAGGGCGCGGCGTCGCTTTTGGTCCAGCCTAGCGCCCGCACGGTTTTGTCGAGGGTTGCGGGCGCTTGGGCGATCGGACCGCTAAGCCCGTTTTCATGGGCGAAGGCCAAGGCGATGGGCCCGCGACCGGTATCAACAGATAGCGCGCGGCTATTGCGCAAGCGGAAGACAGCCCGGACAAGCCGCGCCGCCGTCCCCTGCGCGGCCCCCCCCGCCACTGCTTTGGTTAAAGATCGGCAGGGGGGCCACCTCATGCAGATAAGGGCGGCCGACTTCGACACGCGCGGCAGGCTGATCCAGGGTTAGCGTGCCCGCCGTGATGGGGCTGGCGGGGTGCACATGTTCATCCGCCAGAATGGTGCCGCTGACCCCGTCAATCGGTGCCAGGGACGCATCACCGGACGCGGCACCCCATTGCGCCCGCGGTGTTTCACTTTCCATCAAGAAAGCGCCATCGGTGTGAACCGCCTTATCAAGCCGTTCAATTCGATAGGTGCCATTCCGCTCGACGAGGAAATAAACCTCCCCACCGCGCACAGCGACGGAACGGAAGTTTCCCGGCGTCTCCATGGTTGACCAGGCGGTGACCTCTTCCTGGCGATATTGGGTCAGGGCGGCGACCGTGCCGTCGCCCATCACCACAAAGATCAACCGTCGACGTGGGTCATAATCAAGGTCGGTCGGATGGTCGATCATATGGGCGACAAGCGCGGACAGATCGGTTGCCTGATAGGCCTGATCCGTGTCGGTAAAAAGAAATTCCCGCAGCGTCCGTCCATCGCGCGACACGAACAGGGTCCCCCCATCGACATCACGCGGCGGCACGAAGCGATCCGTTGGCGAGCCGACGCGTGTTTGGCGCTTCAACTCAAGATTAGTGGGCGTCAAAGGCTCGCCCGTGATCATCCATTCCGCACCCGACGTTAGCAGTTGCAAGTGGCGACCGGAAAAGACGGCTTGTATCGCATTGACTTGGTCGGACAGGATCGCGAACTCAATCGCCTCATCATCCTCGCCCGTGCCGAGGTCGAAGTTGAACAGATCCGACGACTTCGAAAGCCACAGCCGATTCGGGGCATCGCGCCCGCCGCCAAGCACAAGCCGATCCTGATGAAAGACGCAGCAGATTGGGTAGCCGCGAACCGCATTGAATGCCTGTTCGCTCCAATCCTTCGTCGCACTGGTGGTGCTCAGGCTTTCCTTCACGGCCGCGCTGGCTTGGGTGGGGCTATCGACCGCCGTGATCTCGATTTCCTTGTTCACGATCCGGAAGCGCGTGCCGACATGACCGGCCTCAAAGACATCGGCGCTGGCGGTGAGCGTGATGCTGCCGCTCGTCGCCGAAGCCTGGAGTGTGACCTCAGATTCGGCGTATTTACGGTGCGGCTGCTGGATGCGCTCAGACTCTTCCGGGTATTCAAAATCCCGCAACTCGAAGCTTGTGGCTGCGGTGCGCACCAAGCGTTTCGGCGGGTGGTCGGGATGCAGCAGCAACAAGGTGTCCGCGCTTTGCGTCCAGCTAAGGCGCGGGATGTCGACACTCGACCACGGGCTGCTCAGGCTAGCGATGGGTGTCTCGGCCTCATCATAGATCGCGATGGCCTGATGCGTGACCATCAGCAAATAGGTTTGTTCGGTATTGAACTCGAACGCGATCAGCCGGCCATCGCCTGCGACCGAGGCGATGTGGCGCAGGCCAGGCCGGCGGGTCACCCCACCGGTCGGCAAAACGAAGACATTCTTCAACCGTGCAGCACCGTTTGCATAGGCGCGCAGATCCCCGCGCCCCATCAGGTCACCGCCGATCTCACCCGCCGTGAAATTGGTTTTCAGAACCTTGATCCGGGCCATCAGCTGCGCACCCCCACCAGGCTGAAGTCCTCAAAGCGGGTCGGTACATCCTGCTGCGAATCAATCAGGCGCGCTTGCCGGAAGGAATTTTCAGCAAGCTTGTGAAGCGAATCCGCCCGGCTCGTACTCTCCGTGATGGGCAGACAAAACTCTGCCGACAAACGTGCAATCAGCGCCTGATCGAAAAACGGAGGGAAAGTCACCTCGTTCGGACGGAAGATGTAGGTCAGCGTCACATCGCTTGAATTCGTGTGCAGCCGGCGTTCAACGATCCGGTAGTCCAGACCGCGCCCATCGTCGCGCGGGCCCGCCGACAAGGCGCGCAAGAAATCACCCGGCAATTGATAGGCGTAGTCGAAGTCGGCGATGGGGCGCCCGACCAAGCGGGGCAATTGGCGTTGGGCGGTGGCGAAGCTCCACGGATGCGCGGACAACAAGCCATCGCGGGTGGAGGCGTAGAGGGTTTGGGCGACAATGCTTTCCACCGTCCCGTCTTCGAAGCCAGAAATCGGGGCGGCCGCAATTTTCACCAACGCACGGTTGGCAAGTTCGATGCTGGTTAGGGCCATGGCGTAATGAAACCTCTTCGGTAATAGGCGCATGAAGAACCCCGCCGGCTTGTGACCGACGGGGTTCTTCTGCAGTTTTCGGTTTTCTTGCTAGACGAACGGTAGGCGTTAGTCCGTATCGGTGCCGCCGACCTGGGTTAGGTCGTCGACATCAACGCTCGCACCGTCATTGCCGGAGACGTTGTAGATACCGGAGACGAAGCTGCCGCCGGTATCCGTGTTCGCCAGAATCATATCCCCACGACGCAGCATGTCGGCGGCGTCGTTGAAGTAACCGGCGGTATCGACGTCGGCGGCGGCATCGGTGGTCGTGTAGTGCCAGAGCGTGAACCCATTGGCATAGGCAATCACGCTCAGATCTTTCGATTGAAAGGCCATAGGATTGGCTCTCCAGGCAGGACATACGGATGATGCCGGTGGCATCGATCACGCCGGCGCCCTGGCTCATCATGTTGTTGACGAAATGCGCGGCGCGGTCGCCGTGCCAGGTGATGTCGGTCTTCACTTCATGACCGACCGCATGGCCCACAGCCGTCTTGTGGTACCAGTAGCAATTGCGCACACCGCCGGTGCGGGTCAGGCCCGAATGCGGCATCCACAAAGCACCCAGCCAGCGTTTGGCCTGCGTGCCCTTCCAGGGAAGGTTCTCGTCCCCGACATAGTCGCTGTCGGCGAATTCGGTGATGTTCAGCAGATCGCTCCACTGCTTCCAACCGACGATGGCATAGCGCTGACCGTCGTCCGGCACATCAGCCGCACCCAACAGTTCAAACGCTTCCAGAACCTTGGCCTTGGTCAGGCCATCTGCACCGGTGCCGGCATCAACGATTGCGCCCGACCCATCGCAGGCTTCAATCAGCAGATCGTCGGTCTTCCGCCCAAGCGCATAGGCACCCGCATTGGCGACGACCGAACGTTCGTCGTGATTGACCTTCACCTCATCCAGCGCATCAACCCAATCGCCGGCGTAGTAGTCCTGGAGGACCACTTCGATCGGCTCATGGTCGATGTTCATGACCGGCACTTTGCCGTGCCGGGCTTTGGTGGAGGCTGTCCCCTTACCGACCTTCTGGAAGGTGGTCGAGGATCCTTTGATGTTGTTTTTGGTACGCACGGTATTGCGCAGCTTGGAGCCCATTCGTTGATAGGACTCGTGCACCTCGGCCTGAAAATGCCGGGTAAAGCTGTCGACGACTGTCGTAGACATGGTCTCTCCTTATGTGTGGCGTCATGTGAAGACGGCGAAGCCAGCCGACGGATCCGATAGATGTCGGATCCGTCGGCTGTGCCGTCGAAATTTTCGGAAATGTGCGTTATCCAATCGGTTATCGCAGAGCAGCCGGCCAAGCCGCTCGCGGCCGATATCAAACGCGTGGAACTTCACGGTCGGGCCATCCGTCGATCCACCAAAACGGGCCCACCCCCTTCAAAGAGGGACGGACCGCTTCGGCTCTGCATCGCCTCGCGGTCGCGCCCGTTCGATTAAGAGCGGGCACCGTGCTTAGCGGATCGATCGGACCGGTTATCCGGGCCGGGTAAAGGACCAAAAAAATACGAAGCCTTGCCACACCGCTTGAAAAACAACGGCCAGGTTCCCGATCAGACAATCGATCGGTTTCCCCGGCACGGCATGCCGCCGGCGCCAACGCGTCGCACCGTCGCCACCAAGGGCGAATGGACGACGGCATTACGCCTGTCGCAGGGGGAAGCACGGCGACTAGGCAAATCGCCGGCTTCCCCCAGTCAAAAGCAGCGGGTGCCGTGCCGGGGCCGCTCGCCATGCCGGCGGCGCCTGGTGCCTGCACAAGGCGACAGGCACCGGCGCACCAGCTGGCGAAACCCTGGCATCATTTTCAGATGCGCATAAAAAAAGCGGCCGCAAGCGACCGCCGATCATCTTCCCACCCCCAGAAGAGGTTCCAGCAAAATCCGGACACAGCTGTGGTGAGATGACAAAGACCTTTTTAAAGCGTAGGATCACTCCCGTCAACAATAAAATGATTAAAAGTATAAATTTTCTGAACAAAGATAGATTATAAAGCCAATCAACCCGACGTGGTATCCGACATCTGATCAGATCGCCCGCAGGCTACCCCCTGCTGATCCCCTTAGTTTCGGGGGAATTGGGCCAGGGCCATTGCACGGACGCCTCCCCCGGCCTATTTTCCGCCCCGGCTGGCGCGCTATCCGGTCTGCCACCTATTTATCTGTGACCCTCTTTGTTTGAGAATAGAGCCCGTCAATCATGCCAGACCTGTCGCGCATCCGAAATTTCGCCATCATCGCGCATATCGATCATGGGAAGTCGACCCTGGCTGATCGCTTGATCCAGCTCTGCGGTGGCTTGGCTGATCGCGAGATGAAGGCGCAAGTCCTCGACTCCATGGATTTGGAGCGCGAGCGCGGCATCACGATCAAGGCCCAGACGGTGCGCCTGCTCTACACCGCCTCGGACGGGATCGAATACACCATCAACCTGATCGACACGCCAGGCCATGTCGATTTCTCCTATGAGGTCAGCCGGTCGCTGGCTGCCTGCGAAGGCGCGCTGCTGGTGGTCGATGCAAGCCAGGGCGTGGAAGCGCAAACGCTGGCAAATGTTTATCTCGCCCTGGATGGCGATCTTGAGATCGTGCCCGTGCTTAACAAAGTCGATTTGCCCGCCGCCGAGCCGGACCGCATCAAGCGCCAGATCGAAGAGGTCATCGGCCTCGACGCGTCGGACGCGTTGGAAATTTCGGCCAAGACCGGCGTTGGCATTCCCGAAGTGCTTGAGACCATCGTGCACCGCTTCCCTCCGCCCCAGGGTGACGCCGACAAGCCTCTGCGCGCGCTACTGGTGGATAGCTGGTACGATGTGTATCTGGGCGTGGTGACGCTGGTCCGGGTCGTTGATGGCGAATTGAAAAAGGGCATGCGGATCCGCCTGATGTCGAACAACATCGCCCATGAGGTGGATAAGGTCGGCGTCATGACGCCGAAGGGGCTTGAGGTCGATCGCTTGGGCCCCGGCGAAGTCGGCTTCATGACATCCGGCATTAAGCAGGTATCCGACACCAACGTGGGCGACACGATCACCGATGATCGCCGCCCGACCAAAGACCGCCTGCCCGGCTTCCAACCCAGCGTGCCGGTCGTCTTCTGCGGACTGTTCCCGGTCGATGCCAGCGACTTTGAAGCCTTGCGCGAAGCGGTGGGCAAGCTGGCCCTCAATGACTCCAGCTTCCATTACGAGATGGAAAGCTCTGCGGCCTTGGGCTTCGGCTTCCGCTGCGGTTTCTTAGGCCTGCTGCATCTTGAGATCATTCAGGAACGTTTGGCGCGCGAATACGATCTCGACCTAATCTCCACCGCGCCGTCGGTAGTTTATAAGATGTGGCTGACCAATGGGGAGTATATTGAACTGCATAATCCGGTGGACTTCCCCGAAGTCACCAAGATCGACCGGATTGAGGAACCCTGGATCAAGGCAACCATCATGTTGCCCGACGATTATCTGGGCCCCGTTCTGGCGCTTTGTACCGAGCGGCGCGGCGAGCAGGTTGAGCTTACCTATGTCGGCAGCCGCGCGATGGTCATTTATATGCTGCCGCTGAACGAGGTGGTCTTTGACTTCTACGACCGCCTGAAATCCGTCAGCCGCGGCTATGCCTCCTTCGATTACGAAATCGACGGCTACCGCGAAGGGGACTTGGTCAAGGTATCGATCCTGATCAACAGTGATCCCGTCGATGCGCTGGCCATGATCGTCCACCGGGGCCAAGCGGAACATCGCGGGCGGCAAATCTGTGCGCGGCTAAAGGACCTGATCCCGCGCCAGCTGTTCAAGGTGGCGCTGCAGGCCGCGATCGGCGCGAAAGTTGTCGCGCGTGAAACCATCACGGCCATGCGCAAGGATGTGACCGCGAAATGTTACGGCGGTGACGTATCGCGCAAGCGCAAGCTGCTGGATAAGCAGAAGGAAGGCAAAAAGCGGATGCGGCAGTTCGGCAAGGTCGAAATCCCGCAGTCTGCCTTCTTGGAAGCGCTGAAAATGGGTGACGACTAGCAGGCCACCTGCCGTTTAGGCTTAATTCCGGAAACCGGATTGCCGCCGGCGCGCGCGGGTTGGCACCAGCATAAGCCCGCCGATCAGCAAGCCGCCGATCATCAGCCACAGCACCGCCTCCCAAGCCGGGCGCTTCAGCAACGGCACGATCGCGCCGTCCCAAAGCCAGGGCATGTGCAAATGGCGCTGGATCAGAACCTGGAAGCCATTCAGCGATTCCAAATCCATAGAGAACCAAAGCTGGCCCGCTTGTTGGGTGACGTCTGCACCGCTCAACCAAAGCCATAGCCCGAGGCCAAGCACCCCGAGAGCCAGAATAACCAACAACCGCCCGAGGAAGGTCAAAACGACCAT